CTACAGAAACTTCAAAAAGTTCCGCGTCCTTTATTTTATATCCATCGGTTTCAGTCATATAATCAGCATCCTTGACTCTGAAGCCGACAGAAAACGCTCCAAGGACACCATCTTTTACTAAATCTTTTATGTCACCAGCGGCTTTTGAAATTCTACCTGTAATTTCTAAACCTTTGTCAGTGACTTCTAAACCTGTTGCTCTACCGATAGGTCTGTTGTAGTCATGATTAAAAAGTAGAACAGGATTACCTTTATAGTTTTCCAATCCACCTTTTGTCCATGCTTCAGCTTCGATTATATCGCCAGCTCTATCTAGTGCATTTGTACTTGCAGAACCTTTGATGTCTATTCCGCCATCATCGGTTTCGCCTAAGGTTTTAAAAGTATTAGTCCAGTGAAATATTTTAGTTTTATTTTTTGACATCTTTTTTCTCCACTTTCACCTCTTTTTTAACTTTCGGTGCTGCTTTAGGTTTTTCAACCTTGACAGGAGTAATAGAAACAGGATATCTTTTTTCCACTACATTTAGGAATCTGCTCCAAGAACCAAAACCTCTTCTTAATAAATAGTCTTTGACTGGAACATCTTTCCCAAAAGATTTATAAGTAACTAAATCCATTTTTTTAACATTATTTTTGCTAAAAAATTCGGAAACAGCTTTTACCATCATATCTTTTGTCATAATTATTCTTCCTCGCTTGGGGCAGCTTCAGTGGGTCTGCCTCCTTCTTCTGGATTTACAGATGACCCTGCTAAATTGACAGGAACGCGAGGTTCATCAAATCCTTCTATTGGATCCTTGCCAAGAGCTTCTCTCGCTTCGTTTGCACTTATAATTCCTGTGTTTACAAGTGTTGCATAGTAAGCAGCTTGGTCTCTTAATTCTGGTTGTAAAGCAGGAATACCTGTTACGTCCTCATTAAGTTTAAATCCAAAAAATCTTTCCAAAGCATATCCTAATTTTCTTACTATTGGAATCACTGTTTCTAAATAGTAAAGTCTATGATTTGGTCTTATGTTTGCATTGTTACCACCGTCTAATAAGATTGGTGGTATTCCCATTGCTTCTAGTATTATTCTTTCATTTGCTTTTATTGAGTCTTGAAAGTCTAATTCTCTAAAACTAATTTCTGATAATGAATCTACTTCTAAACCACCATCTAAAATAAGTGGTCTTCTTCCGCCAGTATTTGGGTTATATCTCATGCTCCATGCTTGTAACATTCTTTCTTTGATTTTCTCAGAAAGAGTATTAGGAGATTTAAGTACTAATCCTGGTACTGCTCCATTTTTAAAAAAGTTGTCTTGAAAGTTTCTCATGCTACCAAGCAATTGCATAGTTCTATATGCAGGTTTTAATCTTGGTACACCTCTATAAATAGAGTTGAAACTGTTTTCTTTAATATGAATAATCTCATTTACGCTATAGTCAATGCTATTATCATATGTAAACTTTTCTATATAAGTATTATCGTCTGAATAAATTGTTACCTTATCTGCTGGAAGATGATACAAATGCGCACCATCAAAATAAATAAATATATTACCGTCAATCAGTAAGTCAATTATCAGATTTCTTTTAAATGTACTTACGTCTTGGAAAGGGTTTGGTTCCTTATTTAGTAATTGATCAACTTTTACCTTTCTTATATTTTTTATTATGTTGTTAGTGCCTTGTCTTTGCTCTCCAACTGAAAAAGGAATTTCTGCTACATCGTCAACAATCATGTTAACTGCTCTATTAACTATCTCTAGTTGTTCGTAGGCGTTTCTGTAATTTGTGATAACTTCTCGGCTATCAATAGTCATTCCTTCGTTTCTAGAAATGACATACTGCGAAGGATTGAGTTTCTCCTCAACCTCTTCGTTACTTCTGCCTATTAAAAAATCATACCATGCCATGTGTTTTATCTCTTTGTTTCTCGACCCACCTTGCTTGTTTCTCTGCTGTGAATAACTTGGGTCGCTTTCCGTATATTGAGTGTAACCTCAAATGGTGCTGATGACAGAGAGTAACTGTTTTATCATATACTTTTTCATAGTTTTCACCGATGAACTGTTCTCGAATATCTAGGATGTCTTGCTCTTTCTCTATAATAATCTTTTTTTCAGTTAACCAAGTTTCTAGTAGTTCGGTCAGTCCATAAAAATGGTGAAAATCTAAATTGTCAGTATTTCCGCAAATAAAACATTCGCTTCCTTTTTTATATTGAGATTTAGCTTTGTCTCTCACATATTTAACTAAATCTCTCTTAAATTTCATATCTAACTCTTAATATGAATTATAACAAAAGTTTGCACCAAAAGTCAAGAAGTATTTTTGACAGGTGTTATTAAAATGAGGTAGCTGAGGTTTCAAATGTATATAATGCATATCGTATAGCATCTGCCATATGCGATGCTCCGTCGTGTTTTGGTCTTTCTTTCATTAAATTTGGATTTGGATCCCATTGATACTGGTCTAAAGCAATTAATGATTCTCTACATTTTTGATCGACAATAAGTTGGTCATTATCAACTATTCCTGCTACATGTCCAATTCCATCTAATACTGATTTCTTTGCATTGATAGTAGTAATATCATAATTTTGTGCAAAGTCAAATCTTGTTTGTTGAGCTGCAGAGTCAATGTATATCCAATCAATATCCCATTTTTCAATTAGTCCTCTTATTACTGCAGCATGTTGTTCAGTTGTTCTTTCAGAGTCTAAGTATTCATCTAGTAAATAGTATTTCTTTTCATCCCAATCATAAGCAATTACACAAAAAGCTGTGGGATCTTTGTATCCTACGTCAAGTCCAGCAAAGACATCCATATTTCGAGTTTCAAAATTAGTTAAATCTGCAATACAATTTTCATGATTGAATGACCATATCTGTCCTTCGTACACATTAAAGTCTGCCATATATTCTTGAGCAAACTCATTCTCTGACATTGTTTTCTTTGCTTCTTTAATATCATCATCTGATACACGAGGATTTTCATGATAAGTAGCTTTTATACTACACCATTCTGGAAACTCGTCAGAGTATCCTCGATAATAAAATTCTGCAAAGTAATTATTTCTTCCTCGAGGAGTAGATATAAAGATTGCTTTTGAATTATCCTTATCTAGTGTAGGACGAAGTGCAACATTGAAAGCGTCTCTTCCATCTGTTAAAGCAGCTTCATCGAATATAATAAGATCGTAACTTCTACCAACTACTGAGTCAACTTGATTGATTGATCCCATTCTTATAGTAGAATTATTACTAAGTTCTATGACTTTATCTTTTGCATTATCACGAAGTACTTCTAGGTCAAAGTGTTTAATTAAACTTCTCTGCAAATCAAAAGAAATTTGTGATAGTGAATAATTTGGTGACATCAATAATACATGAGAGTTTGGTACTAAACAAACTAACTGTCCTATGATATTTGAAATATAAGTTTTGCCCTGCCTTCGTGAAACAGCAGCACATACAAAACGATATTTGGGATTATTAATTGCATTGATAATTGCATTTTGAGAAGTGTTTGGATTTATACCTAACAAATCCATATAACCATTAATAGGTAATTTAATAAATCTATTTTCGGACTCAAAGTCCATCAGATAGTCTTTTTCAACATCCGCTCTACTAATGTCTATCAATGTAATGTCTCGTGTTTAAATGGGTTATCGGGATCGGAAGATTTTAAAATATTATTTTCTTCCGCTAGGTTTAAGAGGTATAAATAGGCACTGCAAATTTTTGCATATTGTTTTTCTGCGGCAGATAAATCTACTCCTTTTACTTCCTTTTCAGTAAGCCTGTGAAGAGCGGAATGTGTTACAGTTCCAATTTCATCTAACCAAGCTTTTCTTGTATCAATTGTGGGAATTGTCATTTTCTTCTTTTTATACCTCTAACGTATTTTTGTGATTTAGGTGGCATCTTTTTTGAACCGCCTTTACCAGCCCAGAATACTTTATTGGCCCAGTATGCCGCTGAAGACTTACCTTTTGCAATATTTTTTCTATGTCTGGCTTTGAAACTTTTTCGCGCTTCGGGACTATAATTATGCCCCATGCCCTGCGCTCCAAAACGAATTATTTTTACTTTACCACCTACTCTAACAGCTACTACTGCTTTTTTGGTTTTATGCTTTGGAGTGCGTTTAGGTTTATTTAACCTTGTTAGACCTGCTCTCTTTAGTCTTGCTTTTTCTGCGTTTGTTAGTGCCATTTTTTAATGCCATATTTACGACTTTTGTAAGTCGTCCTGCTTTCATAAATTTGTGAAAGTCTTCGTATATAAAGTTTATCTACGTCTCCTTCCTCTTCCGAGTATTTTTGAGTGAGCAGTTCTTCCGCCTCTAAATGAAGCTCTTTTTGGATTTGCTGTTTTACCAAATCTTGGGCCGATAGCTTTCGGGCTTGAAGCGTATCTAAATGCTTCTATACTACCAGGATTCTTACTGTTAACAGTAGTTCCAGCAGCTGCATTCATGTCCCTAGTGACTCCTCTATTGAGTCTATGTTTACGGATCTTCTGAGTATTGTGAACACCAGTTGGTCCGCTTAAAAATGAACCTGTTCTTGCCATGTCATTCTCCTAATTGCTTGCACTTTTTCTAGTGCTATTTAAATAATTTTTTAAACTTGTTTTATTGTGTACAGTATTCGGTAACTTTAAAAGTTTTCGGATTTTTCTATTTTCTTTTAGTCTACTTTTAGTTCTTTTTCTAAGTTCTTCTAAAAGTATATTTAAAACAAAAAGATTTTTTAATAGATCTTCTCTTTTCATACGCTTCCTTGTAAGGAGTTTAGCGTTTCTTTCTACTAGTTCTCCTTTTCTTGCTTCTTTTAGTGAAAGTCGAAACATAAGTAGGTTTGCCTCCTGGATTACCTGCTTTTCTTTTTCTTCGTATCGCTGAACGAATTTGAGATTTAGTCATTCTTCGTGCTTTACTAGCAGGTACACATTTTGGGTAACCGCTTTTGCTTTTTCTTGCTGAAGCTCTGCCGCAAGGTTGGTATCCTCCACCTTTCTTAGGTCGAGATAAATCTACCCAACCTTCTTTAAACCATTTAGTTAATCCACCTTTTGGTTTAGCCATCTTGATGGTGATCCATCTCTCCGTCTGCAATATAATTTGCAGCTGAGACTACTTCATATTCTGAAATTGCTATTTTATTTGTAAACCAAGTAGGTAAATCCGCTTCTGGATTTGTTAAGTGGTCTAAAATCATTTGAGAATGTGAGATTATAGTTTTACAAGATTTAATCACAGATGCTGCATCAGTATGCCCATCTTTTTCTATTATAAATTTTCCGTTACCTAGTAATTTTCCTTTCATTTTGATTTACTTTCTGCTTCTATCATTTTATCTTTGATATCTACAGTGCCGTCCCAGTTTTTGTCTTTTCCTGAGATAATGTTCCATAGTTGAACAAATTTAATTTTAATAAATTCTATCATCTTTTCTTTTTCCTCGGCACGCTCATTCTATATCTTCCTCCGCGTGCTTTATAAGTTTTTACTAACCATCCGTTTGCATAGGCCGACGGATACACCTTAAATCTTCGCTTTGCTTCAGCTTTTACTTGCGCATAAAGTCTTGGATTTGTTGGTACAGGTTTCTTCTTACCTACGCTTTTTCTTCTTTTTCTTACTGCCATTCTTTTTATATCCAGAAGCATATACTGCTCTACCTTGGGCTTCTGCCTCTTTCTTAGTGCGGTAAACCTTTCCTGATTTACCCCACTTATACCCGCCTTTAACTTTTCTTACTGGCATATCTTAATTCCATTAGTCTTGCCCTGTCTTGTTGTATAATTACAGGTGCTGGAGCCTGATTGTTTCGGCCTTTCGAGTACGAAGGATGCGACCATAAATATTCACATTTCTCTTGGCTATCGTTTCTACGTGCCACAAAGTCATCAATCTCGTCTAGAGTTAGGTCACTCACTACGTAAAGAATCACCTCCCAAGGTTCAATGTTCCAATTCATTTCCATCAATGTAAGCATATCAGAATCGAAGGGAACAATCTTTGTTTTTCCTTGTATAAAACTTTCGTAACTCCAAGGGCATACATTTTTTATACGTCTGAAATAATGTAACCAAACCATATAGTTTGGAATAATACTATCCTCTGGATCGTTTTTTCTTTCCACGCTTTTTCTTCTTTTTACCATGCATTGGCATAAGTCATTTCCAACGTCCTTCCGGACACTCTGCCCATCTTATTTTAGTTTTGAGGGGCATGAAACAGTGACATATTTTACAAGTCTTCCAAAATTTATTATATTTTGGACACTGCTGACAAATTTTTAACCTCTCTTGATGAGGTTGTTTCTTCATCTTAAAGAACTCGGTAATTTGTTTCGTCTTCGTCTTTGTAAATTTCTTTTCTTTGCCAATATAATTTTTTGTCTTGGCGATAGTTCATTGTCTACAGTTGCTTTATCTTCTACTGCTGATGCTTCTTCTAATGCTTTTTTAATGTCTTTCTTCATGACATTCTCTTTAAAGCAGCTTTTGCAGATTCCTCTGATACAAAGCCATGTTCAACACCCTTCAGTACAAAAAACCAACGTGGTTGTTTTCCACTTTCGTCTAATTTAATTTCTGCACTTTTTACTTTTGGTGCTTTTTTAATATCTTTCTTTTCGTATTCAAATTCCATTTGTTTCTCCTATCCGTGCATTGTCCATATTGTTAAAAATACGGTAGCTCCGCCAACTATTATTGCTCCTGCTACACTTATCATTATCGTTTCAATGCGTTTGACATTTTCATCTATGTCGTCAAATCTTTTAAACGCAGTCTTCCACCGTTCTGCACAAACGGCTTCGTGTTTTTCTAGGTTCGCTGCTACTTCTTCTACGTTCATTAAGTTTTTCCTAACCACCTTGTTGGTTCTATCTCCAACTATTTTTAAATTATATCAAAATATGTACCTGAAGTCAAGTACTATTTTTGTATGGTATATATTTTGACGGGTTCCGACTTTCCTTTGACCGTAACTTCGTCAAGGAATTTGTAGTCGTAACCGTCAACTAAACTGTATTCGGATATGATTAAATCCGTATTATACTCTTTGCAACTTGACTCTAGTCGAGCAGCAAGATTGACAGAATCCCCAAGGACACTATAATCGAAGCGATTACTACTGCCAAAGTTACCAACCACGCAGAGTCCTGTGTTGATTCCCGCTCCTGTATTAATTTGATCCAGGCCTTCTTCTCTGAGGGTGTCATTTAATTCTCCTAAAGATTCTTTCATTTCAAGAACCGCTTTGGTAGCATTTTCAACTTGTTGGTCATCATCAAGTGGCGCTCCCCAAAATGCCATGATACAATCACCCATGTATTTATCGATTGTACCACCATGTTTTAAAATTATCTGAGTCTGATTATCTAAAAATCGATTAATCAGAGTAGTCAATCCTTGAGGGTCTGACTGGTATTTTTCCGAGATTGGAGTAAATCCCCTGATGTCAGAAAAAAGAAAAGTGAGTCGTTTTGTCTCCCCACCCAATCTCAGTAATGTTGGGTCTTTTTGTAATTTTTTCACAAGGTCTGGACTTACGTATGTCCCGAATTGTTGTTTGATTCGAAGTTTCTGACGATACTCGGAAAGGAAACTCAGGAATGTCTGAATACTCCAATACAAAATGGAGAGTATTACGATTCCGCTAACGTCAAACAAGTAGGAAGATTCATATAATTTTAGGCTTCCATAAATTGACCCACCTAGTATTAATATTAAGGTAGGAACGGAGTACCATACAGACCTTGAGAGGAATGCAATAAGTAGTAGTGCAAGTAAAGCTCCCGATAGCTCGGCTCCAGTAGCCCAAGTAGGGGTAGAAGGAGCACTACCAGTGATAAGATTATGTAATATGTTTGCTTGTATTTCATGTGG